GTCATTCCACATGCCTCCACGTTTGCCGCGTCACCACCGCCTCGATGGCGCGCTTACTCACGTCGAACTTGCGCGCCAGCACCCGGTGGCTCAGCTCCGGGTGCAACTGACGGATCAGGCGCACGTCGTCGGCGCTCAGTTTGGTGAAGTAGTTTCGGCGTTCCATGGTCTCGTCCATCTCCAGCCATTGATGCCTTCCGCCTTACTCATCGGCGTGCGAGCGTGCAGAGCCGCGATGCCGCCCTCGATCTTGCCGACATGTTCAAGCTCGGCGATGCGCCGACGTTCGGCGCGCGCCTCAATCGCCTGCTCTCGGGTGTAGCTGATCTTCACCGCCTTGTCGCGCAGGTTGTGGCGGCGAATCCAGTTTGTGATCGTATGGCGCGTCACTTTCAGCTCACGCGCCAGCTCGTCGCTGTTCATGGTCTCAAGCAGTACCGTCAGGCGCTCGACGCCTGGAAACTTGCGGTTATGAACTCGGCGCGTTTTGGCCCGCGCGTTGGCCATGGCTTCTTCCCAGAACATTATCTAAAAAACCCCCTAATCATCTCGACGCCCGCGGCGGCAAATACCATCAACGCAAATCCGACCCATAAAATGACGACGTAAGCCGCTATACGTTCACGCGACATCTGTCTGCGCTCCCACCAGTCGCGGTACTCGGCAGCGGCGTCGTACGTCGGGAAAGGCCCGCGCACGGGGTCCGACACGCGCAGCGGATGGTTGGTAATCTTGTAGCCGTCGTCGGTCATGACGATCCACCAGCGCTCGTTCATGGTGCCTCTGCCTCCCTCATGATCTCCAGCCGCTCACGCTCCGCCCTCAGCATCGTGTACCGCTGGTGCAGGCGCTCCAAAATCGAAACGCGCCGAGACCCGACGCGCTCGGCCTCGAGCAGCTCCAGCACCTGCGCCTCCGTCATCAGCGCCAGATGCTTGTTTAGCGCTCGCCAACTGTACCGCTCCATCAATTTTCTCCTCCAGTTTGTCGATCTCTCGCCCGATGCGCAGCATGGCGCGCTCGGCTCGGTTGTATACCTTGGCCCACTGCTTCTCTTCCGCCTTCGCGGCTTTCAGCTTGGCCTTCAGTAGCTTCACATTCACTTCAACGCCTCCATCGCTATATCACTGAGTGACCGCTTGTCCCGCAACGCCGACCAGATGCGCTCGTCCACGGTGTCCTCGGTCAGAAACACGTAACACCACACGTCATGGCGCTGTCCGCTACGGTGCAGCCGCCCGACCGTCTGCTCGTACAGCTCAAGGCTCCACGGCAGCGACAGGAACGCTATACGCGAGCCGCCGTGCTGTAGGTTGAGCCCGTGCCCGGCAGACTTCGGGTGGATCGCCAAGAGCGGCACGGTGCCCGCGTTCCAGCGCTCGATCGCGTCCGCGTCGTTGAGCGTGACGAGGTGCCGGTAGCGGCGCTTCAGCTCGGCCAGCTCTTCCTTGTAGTTGTAAACGACGATCGTATTCGCCCGCTGGTTCTCTTCGAGGACGCCCTCGAGCGCGTCGAACCGATGCGAGCTGAACCAGACCGGCGACGGGGTATAGACGAACCCGGACGCCATCTGTTGCAACTTCTGCGTGACCACGGCAGCGTTTTGCGCCACCGCCGTCGCGTCCGGGAACGCGGCTACAAACTCCCGCCGCATATCGTCGTAGGGCGCCCGCGTCGCCATCGTTGAGCGGATCTCGACCTCGTGCAGCGGCGGCAGCGTGTCGGTGTAATCGCAGGCTTGATGCGCTCCATGACGCGCTCCAGCGAGCCCTCGAGCGGCGTCCAGTCGTCGAACCCGGCGTAAGCCGAGCAGGAGAAATACTGCTGCATGAACGCGCCCTTGCTGCGCCCGAGCAGTGACTGGTCAATGATCTTGCACTGCCCGAACACGTCTTCGAGTCCGTTCGAGGTAAACGAGCCCGTCAAACCCCAGCGAATATGAACCTGCTTCAGGATCTTCTCGATCGCCTTGAATCGTTTTCCGCTTGGGTTCTTGAGCCGCGTCAGTTCATCGAACACCACCGCATCGAACGCGAGCGTCTGCGTCGCGAGCCATTGCAGCAGGTCGTAATTGATCACCACCACGTCGCTATCCGACGCAAGCGCAGCGGTGCGCTGGGCAGGCGTGCCGCAGGCGACCGTCACCTTCAGGTCGGGCGCCCACTTCGGCGCTTCGACCGGCCACACGTGCGTGACCACGCGCAGCGGCGCGACCACGAGGAACCGCGTGCCTTCCCGCTGCACCATGTCCTGTATGGCGACCAGCGTCGCGGCGGTCTTGCCTGCGCCCACGGGCGCCAGCACCATCGCGCGGTTGCGCTCGAACAGAAAGTCCGCCGCTTCTTCCTGGTACGGGCGCAGCTTCATCGGGTTTCCAGTTCGATCAGCATGTCGATGTAGTGCCGCGCCTTCTCAAGGTCGGCAATGCCGTTCTTGCTGCGCCAGCGGCACAAATACTTGATAGCATTTCCTTCGAGAAAACCGATGTTATTGGCGTGAATGAACTCAACCGGCTGAATCGTCATCCCTTTGTAGTGCGTCCCGCCCACTTGTTGCGTCAGTGATCCATCCATCGACGTCCTCCTTGGACCATAGGCAGGCGTAGCGCTGATTCATGCGCGCCATGTCCTGCGCGAACACTTTCTGTAACGGCGACAGCCGCCCGCCTGCCTGTTTCAACTCAACGAACCACGTGCTGCCGTCTGGCAGGCAGACTATTCTGTCCGCCACGCCGCGGTGCGCGGGCGATACGAACTTGTACGCCTCGCCGCCGAGCGCGCGGACGCGCTTCACCAGGTGGCGCTCGATGTCTTTCTCCATGCCGCGAACTGTACCCTGTCAAAAAGTTCTGGACAAGTGCTTTTGACGGGCATAGGATGATTTCAAAACGGAGGTACTATGCACTCAACTCTCGTCGGCGGTTCCACCGCCTCTCGCGTCATCAACTGCCCTGGCAGCGTGGCGCTGGTCGCCAAGATGCCCGTCAAGCCCGCGAGCAGCTACGCGGACGAAGGTACGCTGCTGCATGACGCCATCGCGCAGATTCTCCTGAGCGACACCGCCCGCCCCGAGGACTTCATCGGGCGCGAGTTGAACGGCACGGTGCTGACGGAAGAGCTGGTCGAGAACAAACTGAAGGTCGCACTGGCAGCGCTCGATGAGATCGACCCGTCTCAGGAGATGGAGGTCGAGATTGAGGCGCGCGTCGGCTTCGGCGCACTCATCCCGAACGCATGGGGAAGCGCGGACCTCATCGGAAGGCTCGGGCAGCGCACGATCGTGCTAGACTGGAAGTTCGGGGATGGGGTCGCAGTCGAGGCGGAGAACAACAAACAACTGTTGTTCTACGCGGCGGCCGCGCGGCATACGGAACAGACGCGCTGGGCGTTTCTCGGCACGCGGGAACTCGAGCTGATCATCGTGCAGCCGCCCAGCGTGAAGCGGTGGGTGACGACGTTCGACACGCTCGACGCCTTCGAGGACGCGCTGACCCGCGCGGTCAAGCTCGCCCGCGAGCCCGAGGCGCCGCTACAGGTCGGCGAGCACTGCCGCTGGTGCAACGCCAAGCCTATCTGCCCGCTGATGACAGGCGCGGTCGATCGGGCGCTGAAAACGCGCATCGACGCGATGGACGGCGCGCAGATCGGCGACTGGCTGCGGCAGGCTGACCTGATCGAAGGCTGGATCAAGGGCGTGCGCGATCTCGCGCTGACGATGCTGGAGAACGACGCGCCCGTGGCGGGCTATAAGATGGTCTCGAAGCGCGCGATTCGCCAGTGGGCGGACGCGGAGGCGGCTACGTTATGGCTGACGTCGCAAGGCGTCGACCCTATGAAGCAGGAACTGATCTCGCCCGCGCAGGCGGAGAAGGTTCTGAAAAAGAGCAAGCTGGCGCTGCCCGACGAGTTAGTCGTGGCAGTCTCCAGCGGCAGCACCGTTGTGCCGGAGAGCGATCCTCGGCCCGCGGTGCTTAACATCGGGCGGCAATTGACGGCTGCCCTTACTAAACTGAGGTAACACAAAGTGTCCAATATCGTAACATTCAACAATGCAAACCTGCCCGCAGTCGCCAGTCTGTCGACTGCTCTGCGTTCACTCGAGCGCGACGTCGGCTCCGCTGGTGTCGTCCTGCTCAAGATGGACAAAACCGGGCATTGGGTGTTCGGCGCAGACCAGACCGAAGTCGAAGACGACTCGACATGGGCGGTGAACCCCTTCTCGTTCGTCCACGGCTTTATCGCGTGGGGCGACGGCGAGGTGCTTGGCGAGAAGATGGTATCGGTATCGCAACCGCTGCCGGAACTCGACGCAGCGCCGCCCAACGCCAAGCGCGGCTGGGAGACGCAGATCGGAATGTCCCTGAAGTGCCTCAGCGGTGAGGACAAGGACATGGAAGCGCGCTACTCGACGACCTCGGTCGGCGGTAAGCGTAGCGTGCAGGCGCTGGCGCTCGCGATCGCGACGCAGGTGGAGAAGGACCAGTCGAAGCCCGTGCCGGTGGTGCGCCTGAAGCGCGACCATTACACGCACAAGAGCTACGGCAAGATCTTCACGCCGGTACAAGAGCTACGGCAAGATCTTTACGCCGGTGTTCGAGATCCTCGAGTGGATCAGCGTGACGGGCGAGCCGACCGACACGCCCGAGGAGGAGCCGACCGAGCGCCGTCGTCGTCGCCCGGTCTGACCTTCCTTCAAGCCGCGGCCTCTCGGGGTCGCGGCTTTTTTGTCTCTGGAGTTTGTATGCTGTGGATCGACTTCGAGACGCGCAGCCGCTGCGATCTCAAGACTGCGGGCGTTTATAACTACGCGATGGACGCCTCGACCGACGTGCTCTGTATGTCCTACGCGTTCGACGACGATGACGTGGTGACGTGGACGCCAGACCAGCCGTTCCCCGAGCGCGTGCGCGCCTACACCGGGCAGATCAGGGCGCATAACGCCGCCTTCGAGCGGCTCATTTTCTGGTACGTGTTGCAGATTAACTACGACGTGGTGACGTGGACGCCAGACCAGCCGTTCCCCGAGCGCGTGCGCGCCTACACCGGGCAGATCAGGGCGCATAACGCCGCCTTCGAGCGGCTCATTTTCTGGTACGTGTTGCAGATTAACTACGACCTCGAGCAGTTCTACTGCACGGCGGCGCAGGCTCGCGCGAACTGCGCGCC